ATCTATTCTGTCATAAAGTTCGTCTTTAGACTTTACCATCTTTTTCTATCCCATATTCCTTCGTCAAAATCTGTTGCTTCGTAGTTAGCAAAACTAGGTTCATAATCTGTTTCTAATTCAGCTAATCGTTCTTTTTGCATACGTCTAATTGCTCTCATTGGAAACCAACTAGCCATAACAATGTCAGTCTTTGTACCTACTGTCTTGCTTTTGTTTTTAGCAGAACTAAAATACACTAACTGGCTTGTATATAAGTTTACCTTTTCTTGAGCTTCGTAGCCCATGTATGGTAAATTAATTATACCTTCTTGAAACGCAGGTCGCATAGCTGTAACACCAAATATAGGATCAAATTTATTTGAGTACGTTTCATGTCCTTCTAAAAATATACCATGTTGTGAAGCAAAATCACGTATAGATTTATCTTGTCGTATAGCTTTTTGAAATCCGTTTTCTTCTATAACCCAATGCGAACAATTATATTTTTTCCACCAATCTTTAATAACGTTAAGTGCTTCTGGAATACCACCACCTAGATTGTTGTGCATGTCTACCATGTACATAATTCCATCAGCAGGACCATACGCCCAAAGAAAAGCAGCTTGATATCCAGTTGAGGCAGGGTCAAGTCCTGCAATAAGACGTGTGCCTCTAGGTATCTGCCCTACATCTCTCTTCTGGTCTCGACATGATTCTATTTCTTCTCGACTAAACAGAGTTAAACCTTCAGGCATTGCAACATTAAGATATACCATTTCGTATATAGCTCTACCACCTGTAGTTTCTGCTGCACGTTTTCTATCCATTAACCATTTGTATGTTCGTTTCTTACCCCACAACATACAGTCAACATGATCTTTCTCATTCCAATCAGTCATAGTACAACCAGTGTCATGTGCTTCTTCTACTGTTGTCTCCCAAGACTCGTTATCTAAAAGATGCGAATACAAATCGTCATAATGTTGTCTTGATCCGATAACAACCATAGCTGTGTGTTCTTCTTTACGACTAGATAATGTTGTTGTCCACCAGTTTCTAGTGTTTTCTCTTGAAGCAGGTTGCATTGTAGAGCTGTGATCTTCAATGTCGTCTGCAATAATTATGTCACAGTCACGTGAAAGTATTTTACCACCACGTCCAATGCCAACCATTGTCGGACTTTTAATACCAGTAATTGTTCTTGTGCCTACAGTAAAACCACTTTGTGACCATGACTTAGCTGTTTTTGTTTTAGGTTTAAATTTCATACCTGGTCCACATATTTCTTCTATTAATAATTCGTTAAACTCTAACTGATCAATAACAGAACCCATAGCATTTTTAGAAATATCTTCGTTACCACCTACCCATAAAATTCTAATGTTAGGATTATTGCATATAAGCCATATAACAAAATGTATAAGTAAATCTGTTTTGCCATGACGAGGTGGAGATAAAATCATTCTCTGACCACCATTTTCTATAGTGTTCATAATTTGTTTTATCCACTTAGCATGAAAATCTGGTGTTTCATACGGTACACCTTGTTCTGTTCTAAAGTATCGTTCTCTAAACTTGTCAAAATTTTGTAATGTAGTTTCTGCTACTTGAGGTACTGACCAATTTTTTTGTTCTTTTTCTATGTGTAGATCTTCCACGTATGCTTGATAAGCCATTGAGACAGCAGCGTCTGTAGTGCCTAGTATTTTAGCTACACCAGATATAGTGTTGGTCTTGTCAAAAATCTCGAGTGCTAGTCCAGATTCTTTAATATCGTCATACACTTGTCCACGCCTAGATGAGACATTTTTTTTCTGACTAGGTATATTTAATGTGTCGTCCTCTTGTTCCCATGCAACACCTGTTTTTTTAGCACGTTTCTTTTGTTGTGCTATTCGATTAGAACAACGATCACTACAGAACTTAGAACGTCCTTTAGGCAATGGTCTGTGACAACCTGCAGCATAACAAAGTTTACTTGACATAACCGTCACATATTTTGTTTTTACACTTCATATCGTCCTTAGGTAATAAAACCTCTCCACACTTGGGACAAGGAACTTTCATTTTCAATTACTTTTTTTTACGTGCTTTTTTCTTTTTAGGAAACCCTGCCTTCATGTTAGCATAGGCTTTAGGACTGATAGTAGACTTTTTCTTTGACCTACTTGTTCCTGCTTTTTTTCTTGCGTTAATGTTTTTATATAAACTCATATTACCACTTTACCTTATTTGCCCAGTACGCTGCAGAGCTAGGACCTTTTTTTATATTTTTTGCATGTCTTGCTTTAAATGCTTTGTTACGCTTTGTGCCATCAGGACTACCTTTTTTTCCTGCTTGACCAAATCTAATTAGTTTATACTCGCTACCATAATGTGACATAACGACATGAGAGTGTCCACCTTGTGTAGATGCTTTAGGTTTGTTAACACCTTGCAACCCCAGGCGTTTCATAGTCGATTTGACTCTATCTGGTGTTGGTCCTCCGTGTGGCATTATCTTTTTGCTGTCTTATACAAACGCTTACTATTTTTAGTATGCTTCTTACCTGAATGGATTTGTCCATTAGGCATTTTATGGTGAGAGCCTTTGAACTCTTTACCTGCTTTTGTATATACTTTCATTAATATTTAAGTTTACTTTTCTTTTTTTTCTTAGTATTTTTTTTTGGTTTACTTTTCATTTTTCCGTACATAAAAACTCCTATATTATTTTTCTCCAGTATAACACAAAACCCCATTCGGGCAGGAACAGGGTCGTGTTAATTAGTTTATTCTATGAATAATAACAACACTAAATATACACATGTTTTGTTTATAAATAAAATAAAAAAAATTTTTATTAGGTAGGAGGATGCCGTTGCTCTTGCGAGTTCCAACATCCCTGGTCTAAGACGTCCTACCATCAATCGAGATACATAATACAAAGGGAATGTATTATTTATTATTATACTACGTTGTGCATTTAGTCAAGAGAAACCTGAGGGCTACGTGAGATTACTAGGCGAAAGGAGGAAACTCCTAGAAAAAACGCAACCCTCGTTATTAAGTCTACACATAAGTACTGCACCTGCTATCATACTGAATAACAAATATTTTTATTTAGTACTTTGTTACAAGTAAAGTTGCCATCGAGGGGCAGAAAGTTAGGGATACTTAACCAAGTATACAGCAGAAACACAAACCTAATACTCAAGGACCTAGGGACAATAAGAATTAGACTCCAATAGCTTTTTAAGCAGTGTGGCTCGTTATAACCATCCGACCAGTAACCAGGTACTAACCAATAAACAATACCTACCGTTACTGTACCTCTTTTATAGAGTGAATAACTAGGTATAAATTAACAGTTATTTCTAAGGGATTACATACTATATAACTATGGGGTGTAGATTTAAGTCCCCCAAAAATTATATAGGCTCTGTCATTCTTATAGATTCTTATTTATTCTATGCCTGCCTTACTCTGTTATTGTTCTGTTCTCCTATGGCTCTAGATTGTCTAATTATGTACCTGTTTTAAATCTTTCTAAGAGGGACTAGGGGTGTCTAAATAAATATAAAAAACTTGTAACCTTTTTGTAACCAATGGAGTCTAAGTAGTAAGCAAGCAAAAGGAAACAATAACAATGGAATTAAGAAACAGAGTACTAAGCAAATTACAAAGCAAGTCCAAAGAATTAGAACTTGATACAACCATAGCAGATTCTGTAATGGGTATTGGTAAAGCTATCGATATTCATATCGGGTTACTCTTCCAAGCAATGGGAGAAGATGAAGCTTCAAACTTTGTCCAAAATCTAATTGATGAAGCTGGCCATGAAACATGGGTAAATAATAAAAAATAACCTGTAACCTAATCCAATCTAAAAGAGTCTAAGTAATAACAAAGGGAGAAACAATGACCAAGAAACATTTCGAAACAATCGCCTTACAGTTAAGCCTAGCCGTCGGCAGTGCCGAGAGACAGGGTGAAGATGATGCCTTAATAATATTAAGTAATTTAATTGAGAGGATGGCTTACAGCTTCGAGGATTTCAATCCTAATTTCGATAAAGACAGATTCAGAAAAGCAACAGGAATAAACGAAGCCACGAAAGAATTATTTTAAAAAGACTGTAACCAATCAACAGGGCTAAGAGTCTAAGTAAGTAAGAGAAACAAAGGGAGAACAAGACAATGACTAAAAGACATTTTGAAGCAATAGCAAAGGATATACACTTTAGAGCTACGGAAATCTACGAGTATAAAGATTATACTTATGAAGAAAAGTGGACGGCACTAGCAACACTGAATGCAACTGTTTACGATTTGAGGAATACATTTGCTAAGTTCAATCCTAACTTTTCACCTAGTACCTTCATAATAGCTTGTGGAGTTCACGGCTTAAAGTTAGAACTAGAAAGACAAAGAGCAACAGAGATTGCAACAGGATTATAAATAAAAAAGACTGTAACCAATCAACAGGGCTAAGAGTCTAAGTAATACAAAGGGAGAATAAGACAATGATAAAAATTAAAAACTTGTTAGAAGAGTTTGGAAGTCTAACAATCAGTTACTTAAGTTACTGGGCTAATGAAGAACAATTTGAGGCGTTTGACTTAGTAGAAGGTAAAGAAATAATAAACAATGGAATTAATCAACAATATGCCGTAATGGTAAATGGCGAGAGATTCACACGGTTAATATAAAAAGAATTTTAAATAACCTGTAACCAAATAAGAACTAATTGAGTCTAAGTAATAACAAAGGGAGAACAAATGAGCAAGAGCAAAGAACAACAAAGAAAAGAAATCGAAGCACTATTAAATATAAACGACCACGTAATAGACAGTAAAGGCGACTTCGTAAAGGAGGAAGAATGAGCGAAAGAATCAAAAGACAAATGACCAACAAGCAAGTGAAAGAGATTAAAAACTATATCGAGTATTGGTTAGATGACCATTACGGAGTTGAAGCAGAGTTTAAACAGTTACCAAAAGATGGATTAGTAATTGGGGAATGTCCTAGTTATAAGCTGATGACAGATAGATTATTTAATTTAGAAATTGATTTAGTTTATTGGACACACTACACAAACATGAACGATACATTAAAAAATAATCCAGTTGCGAACAGAACTATAACAATAGTTGTTAAACATGAGGACGCTGTAAGAACTACACGTAGCAAGAAGACAGACCTTGAGACCGTGATACGAGGTGGCTTCGATGACGATGGCAAATTTGTATTCGGGATTCATGTCGAAGCAAACAAGCTAAGAATGTTTGACAGTGGAAGATGCGAGCAAACATTAGCAGGGAGCTACGGTTCGGAAGAGTGGGGACATGACCCGAAAGATTACGATAGTTGGGAAATGAATCTTATGTGGACAATGTTCAGAGGGTTGTAATAAAAGAAATAAAAACTATGTAACCTCTTCGGAGGTTGCAGAGTCTAAGTAATAGAAAGCAAAGGGAGAACAAATGACAAGACTAAAAATTAACGGAGAAGACAAAGTCTATATAGGTAACGACTGCGTGCACTGTCGACAAGATACAAGTTACGGCAGTGGAAGATACGTTAACAGATACCCTGCTGAAATATATAGCGAAGAAGAAGAAGCAATAGTAGAGGGTTACTGTTGTGATGAGTGCGAACAGGATTATATAGATAGCTTAGATGAAGATGAAAAAGCTAGCTATTTCGGAGAGGAAGAATAAAAACTATGTAACCTCTTCGGAGGTTGCAGAGTCTAAGTAGTAAGTAATAAAAATATAAGGAGATACGTTGATAATAAAAACACTAAGCGAAGCCGATTTTGTAGACGAGTTTAACTTCGGAGAACAATCAAGTTATAACGAGCAGTTTACATACGAGGGATTAAGTTCTTTGTACTATTACATAATGGAATGTCACGACGAGGAGAACCCATTCGAGATAGATGTTATAGGGTTAATTGTAGAGTTCTCAGAGTACGATAACTTGGAAGAGTGCTTGCAAGAGGTAGGCAACGACGACATAAAAACTATGGAAGAGTTACAAAACAATACAACAGTGATAGAAGTCGAGGGAACCGAGAGAATAATAATATCGGAGTTCTAGAAAGGAGAACAGATGGGTAAGTATATAACAATCGGAGGGCTTGAGTATATCTTCATGACAAGAGGCAGATATCTAAAGATACAAACTTTAGTAGGCGACTTGACATGGGATGCAGACAAGCTGTCAGACGGTGGACAAAAAACATTAGATAATTTATGTAACGTTTTAGACGAAGCAATAGTCTAAGTAATAGAAAGAGAGAAATATATATGACTAAAAGAACAAGACGAGTTAGACCACCTGTAGAA